TTGACTGATGTTATTAACAACATGGGTGCTGCTAACACAGGCTCTATGTTTGCTACTACAGGCACTAAGTTTACGGATGATCAGTTGTCAGAGGCTGAAAAGTTCTTTAAGGAAATGCAGCGTTTGGATTCTTTAGGTGTGGACATCTCATCTATCATTTCTGCACGGGCTTCTGAATTAGGGTTAACACCAAACCAAGTAGCAAGCTTGTATACGCAGTCTATGAAAACAGACCCTGCACTTGCTGTTAATCAGGTTAATCAATACTTAGCCAGTCAAGGTCAACAGGCAATTACTCCCTTTTCACAACAACCTTTGACACAAGCTTCTCCGGGTGCTGTCCCTACTTTGCGTCCACAACCAACACAAGGCGTAGATCAGCCGGGCATGATGAGCAGGGGCTTTCAGTCTCCAGTGCCTTCAGACATCTCTAGTTTGTTCAATGCTGTTCAGGATGTACGTAATGTTAACCAAGGGTATTTATCTGCCCCACGCACTGATTTAAGGACAATGCGTTCTTCTATTGAATCTAATTTAGCTGCTCAGGATGCAGCGGCAGCGGCACAACAACAACAAGCTATGCTTGAGGCTCAAAAAAAAACTTCAGTGATTACACCGTAGGTGGTGGTGATGGTTATGGTACTGGGTTAACACCTGCGCAGATTGCCTTCTTAGAAAATGAAACGCTAGCAGAACGTGATCAGCGTATGTATACCATAGATAATCTTTTAAGTGGCGGGTTAGTTACAAGTTTTGCTAAGGGTTTAACAACAAACACCACCAACGATAGTGGTTATCCTTCGGTTCAAAACCCCGGAGATTATGGTGACGCACCTTAAAACCCTTGACAAAAAGATAAAAGTGTGGTATAATAGCTACAAAGGAATAAAAAATGACATATGTTGAAGCAGTGAATAGTGTCTTACGCCGCCTTCGAGAGAACTCAGTGGCTACGGTACAGGGTGAGGGTAACGCAAACAGTTATGCTCGTTTGATTGGTGATTTTGTCAATGAGGCTAAGAGTCAGGTAGAGGTTGCATGGAAGTGGGGTGCTCTGCGTCAAACACTTACAGGTTACACCATCCCAGGTGCTTTCAACTATGAAATTCAAGGGAGTAGCAACAACTTTGAGGTGTTAGACGTGTGGAATGACACTGACAACATTGAGATGCAATACCGCCCTTCTCATTGGTTTAACGAGGCATATTTAACAGGAGAAGTACAAGAGGGCACACCTCTGTATTATAACTTCAACGGTGTTAGTGCTGATGGCGACACACTGGTTGATGTATACCCTGTCCCTGATGCCATCTATGTTACCCGTTTTAACGTGGTTTTGCGTAACACACCTTTGGCTAATGACTCAGATTTAATCTACATTCCAACCCGTCCTATCATCTTGTTAGCTACGGCAATGGCAATTGAAGAGCGTGGTGAGGATGGTGGTCAACAAAGTATTAACGCATACCGAGCAGCAGAATCAGCACTGGCTGACGAGATTGCCTTGGATGCCGCTCGTCACCCTGAAGAAACAATTTGGTATAGTGTATGAAACAGCTTGAAACTCTTTCCATTGTTGCTCCCGGCTTCTACGGTTTAAACACACAGGAAAGTGGTGTCACGTTATCTCCTAATTTTGCTCAAGTAACCGACAACGTTGTTATTGACAAGTACAGTCGGTTAGGAGCACGGAAAGGGTGGGTAATGCAAACCACTAGTGGGTCTTCCGAGTTGGATAATAATTTCATTCGGTTTATGATTGAGCATGTTAACGCTGATGACACGCTTGACATTATTTCTGCTGGTAACAACAAGATTTTCTCAGACGGTGTTGGTGGGGTGTTAACAGACATTACCCCTGCACTATACACTATTACTGCTAACGACTGGAGTGGTGCTACTCTTAACGATACCACTATTCTGGTGCAAACGGGTCAAGAACCCCTTATTTATAATTCAGTATCATCCCCTGTACTTCAAACGATTACAGATTATACCAGTGTAACTCAGAACTACGGGGTTTCTTTCCCTGATGGTGTTATTGCTGCTTGGGGTCGTTACTGGTCATTTACTAAGAATGCTGTTTACTGGTCTACAGATATTGCAGACTCAGCGTTCCCTGCCTTCAATGGTGGCTCTAGCGGTAGTTTAAATATTGCAGCTATTCTCCCAGATAACACGGATGACATTGAGTCGATTGCAGCACATAATAACCTGCTAATCATATTCTGTAAACATCATATAGTTATCTACAACGGAGCTGATAACCCACTTTCAGAGGCATTCTCTTTACAAGATATTATTGTCGGTGTTGGCTGTATTGCCCACAAAAGTGTTCAGAATACAGGCTCTGATCTGATCTTTCTTTCTGACACAGGTATTCGCAGTTTAGGTCGGCTTATCCAAGAGAAGTCTCTGCCTATGCGGGATTTAACCAAGAATATCCGTGATGACTTCTTGAATGATGTTAACGCAGAGATTGCTGAGTATGGTAGTTTAAAAGCTGTAGGGAGTGTTTACTCAGAGATAAATGCATTCTACCTAATCTCTTTCCCATCAATCCAGACTGTTTACTGCTTGGATATGCGCAGTGCTCTGGAAGATGGTTCTTCTCGTATTACTGCTTGGTCACAATACCCTGCTTACTCTTTCCTACGTAGGCGTAATCGAGATGTGCTAATTGGTAAGATTAACGGCATTGGTAAGTATGGTGGTTATACGGATAATGGGTTATCTTATCGCCTACGTTACTCTTCACACCATCTTGACTTCAATGCACCTACAACAATTAAAATACTGAAGAAGATAAGTGCTACTGTTCTCGGCGGTTCTAACCAGCAGTTTACGATTAAGGTAGGCACTGATTACTCTTCCTCATCTCTGTCTTATCCATTCATTCTACAAGCTGGATCAATTGATGAGTATAACGTAGCAGAGTATCCAACATATTCAGAGTTTGCAGGTGTTGTTGCTGACTTTGCTAGTTTGCCTGTCAGTGCTACTGTGGGTAAAGCTTACATGACCCTTGATGATAACAGTGTTTATCAGTGGGATGGTAGTGAGTGGCAAGACGTAACAACTACATGGCAAGACACATTTACATTGGTTAACTATAGTGAGTTTTCTAAAGGAGTTGTGTTAGAGAAAATTAAGAGTAGTGTCGGCGGTGCTGGTTCTACAATTCAAGTTGGTTTTGAATCTGATGTTGATGGAGCAGAGATTTCAGTACAAAAATTAGACATTTTCATTAAAACTGGAAGGACAGATTAAATGGCTCAATATATTAAGGCAACAAACTTTGCTAGTAAAGATGCTTTACTGCCGGGTAACGCCGATAAGATTATTAAAGGTACTGAGATTGATGATGAGTTAAACGCAATCCAAGCGGCAGTTAACACAAAGGCTGATGTCATTAGCCCTACGTTCACTGGTACTCCTCTCGCACCTACAGCTGTGTTGGGAACTATCTCAACACAAGTGGCAACAACAGCTTTTGTTAACGCAGCCTTGCAAAACACAGCTGCTTACAGAAGTGGCATTATTCAGGCTATTTATCCTGTAGGTTCTCTGTACATCTCTACTCTAGCTACTAACCCATCTACATTGCTTGGGTTTGGTACATGGGCAGAGTTTGGCGCTGGTAAGGTTATTGTCGGTCAAGATGCAGGAGACGCTTCTTTTAACGCACTGGAAGAAACTGGTGGCAGTAAGGATATTGCAACGTCTACGCATACACACTCTGTCACAGCGGCTTCAGGTGCTGATGTGTTAACAACAGGAACAGCCACAGTTGCTACTGGTGGCGCTAATACTAACCTACAGCCATATGTGGTTGTTAAAATGTGGAAGAGGACAGCATGATAGATATTGTCCATCACTTCTCAGATGGTTTGTATGCTAAAGAAACGTTTATTCCTAACGATACTTTCTTAATGCAACATAAGCACACATACGCTCATTTGTCTATTTTAGCTAAAGGACGGGTATTAGTTAAAATAGATGATGATGTTGAAGAGTATAAAGCACCCGCTTGTATTAACATAGCGGCTAATAAACACCATAGTGTTAAAGCATTAGAAGATTGTGTCTGGTATTGTGTTCACGCTACAGATGAAAAAAACAGTGATAATATTGATAGCGTTTTAATCGCTAAAGGAGAATAATATGGCTTGGATGGCACCAGTAGGGACTGCTTTATTAGGTGGTTTATTTACAAGTAGCGCAGCAGGTAAAGCTTCAGACGCTCAAGCAGCATCAGACGCAGCTAGGTTAGCTGAAGAACAACGAGTTCGAGCGCAACTACGTCGAGACACAGATATTCAGCGATCAATTGCAGACCAAGCGTTTGCTGATTATGATGCTGGTCTTATTACGTATGCACAGGCGCAAGAACGAGCTGCCAATGCTATTGGTAACGTACAGACAGAGATTGCCCAAAGTCAACTAAGCGACACCGCTAAGATGACGGAGATGGCTAACTTCCGTCCATACTCAATCAAAACAGCCACTGGAAGCTCATTCTTTGATAAGGGTACAGGAGCAGCAGGGTATGAACTTTCTCCTGAGCTACAAGCTTACCAGAAGAGTTTGTACGGTACAGCACAAGGGGCAGCAGGTGCTCTAGCAGCTACACCACAAGAGGCAGCTGCTCAGTACATGACACAGCAGCAGGGGTTGTTACAGCCTCAGCGACAGGCAGAAGACATCGCCTTACGTAACCAACAGCTCCAACGTGGTCGTATTGGTCTAGGTATCTCCTCTGAAGCTGCTGGCGCAGGTGCAGGTGGTTATGTTAACCCAGAGCAATTCCAGCGTGACCGTGCTCGTGCCTTGGCTGACGCTCAGATTGCCGCTAACGCCACACAAGCTGGTCAGCAGCAAATGGCTAATCAACTATCTTATACACAGGGGTTATTCAATGCGGGACAAGCTCCAGAACAATACGGTATGGGTCAACTTACACTTGGTGGTAACCTGGGTGCTCAACAAGCTCAAGCAGGTGCAACTCAAGCTGGTATCTATGGTTCGGGTATGGGTAATGTTTATAGCAACTTGGGTACTGCTGCGCAAACGTATGGTCAAGGCGCTCTGTACACGCCTCAAACAATGCTTACAGGTGCTCAAGAAGCTTATCAGCGTCAACAGACAGGTTTGACAGGGTTGCAGGGTAATCAGTTGCAGTATCAGCCGACAACTGCACCAAACCCAATCATCCCCGGTTCTGCTTATGCTCTTGGCGCTCTCGGTGGTAACTTAATGCAAGCGGGTATGTATCAAGCTTTCCCTGATATGTACAAAACGACAAAACCCTAAGGAGGCGTAATGGCTACAGATATTTATGGCATGTTGACAGGCGATTATGATCCTCGCACTGAACAAATTAAACAACAACAGCTTTTTCAGCAGAACTTGAGTCAGGCAACTACACCACAGACTTTTATTGCTACTTTAGGTAGTAACATGGGTAACATTTTTGGTCAAGGTGCTCAACGTCTATTGGGTATGAAAGACCCACGGGAAGAAAAGGCTATTAAGACTCGAGAGGCGCTCGAAAGAGTTAAAGCTAGGGGTATTGATCAAAAAGACCAGCCAGCTTTTTTGAGTGCTGTTGCTGAAGAATTACAAGCTGCTGGGTTAACAGCAGAAGCAATGAAAGCAAGTGAAGCTGCTCAAAGTGCTAAAGTACGATCTTATGAGCTATCAGGATTCGAGGATAAACAAAAAGCTAAACAAGCAGTTGCTGATGTTTTGGCTAAAAATCCTAATGCTTCATCACAAGAGTTGTATGCAGCAGCAGCCAAGTTTAGTTCAAACCCTGAAGATATTATTAAAGCTGTTGCTAAAAAAGAAGAAACAGAAGCTGCAAGAAATGCGAAAATAGAAGAATTAAGGATAAAAGCAGAAGATAAAGCAATATCAGAGGCGGCACGACAAGAAGCTAAACTCGAAGAATTGAGATTGCGTGGAGAGCAACAGCAACAAATTGCAGCTATGCAAGGAGCATCTCGTGAGGAAGTTGCACGTATTGCGGCTGAAAGTCGTATGCAAATTTCTCAGATGATGGGTCAAATGCGGTTGGATATTGCTAGAGAAACCAATAGAACAAGACGTGAAATAGCAGATGCAAAACGAAACACAGGCGTGTTAGCTCCTAGTTTGCAGAAAGATGAAAGTAAAGATTTAGAGAACATCGACAACTTTGAAGCTATGTCTACTGTTTTGGACGGAGCAATAAAATCTTTAACACCAAACGAAAAGGGTGTTGTTGCTTTAAATTTAAATCCTTTGTCGAGAGCAAAATACGCAGGTTATAATTTTGCTGGTAGGTCTACTCCAGAGAGTCGTGCTTACTCTGATTTACAAGCGTCAGTGGCACAAGCTGTAAACATCAAAACTGATGCTGCCCGTGGTGTACAGACAGACAAAGACGTATTGCGTTTTGCTAACGCATTGGTTGAAGTTTCTGCTCGTAATGATGTGAAAGCAACTCGTGAAGCATTAGTTAAATTTCAAGAGGCAGCCAAAACAGCAGCAGAAAAAGCGAAAGTTCGTGTTAACAGTCGCCGTCAATCTCAAAATGTAGGGGCTTACTTTACTGAGGTAGCAACACCA